TGTAGAAGTATTCGGGCGCGCTGTCAGGCGTGCGCTTTAACTGCAACTTGATTTTCATGTTTCTCCTATGTCGGCTTGGAGCCGTTGATTACGGGTTAGTGGTATCCAATGTCAGCGCGCCACCCATGAACGTGAGGTCATAGGTTGACAACTCGCCGAGGGATGCGTTGATAACTGGCAATGATTCAAGGTAGCAACCAGTCAAAATAAACTTCGGGTTGGTTGCTGACTCTGCACCTGACGCTGGGGTCAAGGTGATGTTGGTCTTAGTGCCAACCAATGGGAACAACGTTGCGTAAGTTTCGGTTGCTGCAAACGATGCGTACATCGTCAAAGTCACTTCGTTGTTAACAAGACCAGCGGTGTAACTGCGTGAGTTTGTGCCGAACGCGGTGTCTTCAAGCGCTTCAACCAAATAAGTCAATGTTGCTGCGCTGCACATGTCCGTCAAATCAACGGCGTTAATTGTGAGGACTGGGTTCGAGAGGTAAGTGCTACTGGCCATAAATGCTCCTTAGGTTATGTTCTGATAGTAGATGATTTGTATTGCTTAGTTGTGGATTATGCGGTCTGGGCTTGGATAGCGCAATCAAGGTCGTAGCACGGATACAACGCGCCACCGATCTCAAGGCTTGACGGACGGCCACCCATCACAATGATCTTTGAGCCAAGCACGGTTGCCACGATGCTCAAAATTGATCGAAGCACCGGCAGACCAGCTGGGCCCGAGCCAATCACCTTTACAGGGAACTCAAGGCGCACCACGTTGCCATTGCCTGCGATAGTCGTAAAGTTTGGCGCATCCAAATAAACCGAGTTGCTGACAAGTTTGGTTGCATCGTTTACAACACGAAGTCCAGTCACCGCGGTAAGCGTTGCTGTGACATCATCAATCGCTTCGTTGAACAGGTCGGTGTAGGACATCAGGCAACCTGTGGGCGAGGAATTGCCAAGAGCTGCTTAACGATCGGGGTGAGGCTTTGCTGTGGTGCTGTGCCCATGCCGTCAAACGTGGCGTAGGTTGCCTCTATTGACCCTCTGGAGCGCCACAGAGCGGCGCAATACATCAAAGTACCCAATGTTGCGTCACCGCCTGGCGAGGTCGTTAGGGAGTCTAAATAGCCTGATTCCTGCCGTTTGCGATAGCAGTACTGGTTGCCTGCTGAAACCGACTGGGTAAGCAACGTGTAATCATTTGACGGGTTTGCAATTGTGATGCCTAAATAAGCCATGACGTCTGATGCCGTTACCCACGTGCAAACTGGCGCATAAGTGATTGTGCCGGTGGCTGCGGTGCGCTCAATGTCGTCAGATGTTTCTGCGAACAACACCTGGTTCGGAATTGGAATGTTGTAGTCAAAAAGCAGATCGCCTTGGCTGTCGGTGCCTAAAAACAAAAACTGCGGTAGCGCGTAAACGCTTTTTGTGCCGTTAAACGGAACGCCTACTGCTGCTACAACAATGGAGTCGCCGACCTCAAACTCTGCGGGGGTGAGAGTTTGAAGTACGGCGTAGTTGCTCCGTAGTTGTTTGTGTGTGACGGTGATCGTAGCCATGAGCGGATGCTCCGCTTCTGACTATGAAACGATGATCGACTGGACTTGTGTGGAGTCTGCAATAAACGTTGAAACGTAGCCGTAGTAACTGTAGGTTTTGCCCAAAGTTGACGGTACGTCCACCGTACGGATTCCCTGCACGGCTTCATAAAACTCTATTGCACGACCGCGTGCAACGACCATGGTGCCGGCAGCAAAATTGCGGTCAGCTACAAGATTCAAACCAAATGGGTTAAATGTGTTTGCCACGGTGATGTTTGCTGAGCCCATTCCGTTTACGCCCATAAGGCCAGATGCTCCCACGTATGGGAAGACTGGTCGCTTGTCTGCGTCCAACTGTGCGCCCAATGCTTGCCATACTCCTGGAGCCACAAAGATGTGGTCTGGCAAGAAGTTTGTGTTCAACAGAATGTTGTATGCGCTGGTGTAGATCGCTGAAATCAAGGTTGATGGGTCGTTTGCGGTTACTGACCAGGTTGCTCCTGATGCAGTTGCTCCTGCAACGATTGCATCTGCTGCAACGTTGTCGCTTTGCAACATGTATTGACCAACAAGGTCATTGATGATGATGTTGAGCGCGCCCGGGTCTGTGAAGTCAATGTCTTGTACTGACAATGTGACTTGACCTGCAAGCGTGGTCTTAGTGATTACGTTTGACGCAATTACTGGAGTGGTTGCTGATACAGCAGTCAATTCGGTGGCTTGTGAACCTACCGAAGTGTGGGTCGTCCATGTTGGGCGAATCCATGTCTTTGATTGGTTGCCTGATGGCATTGCTCGAGCGCCGACAGCTGCAACTACTGGACGGATGTAGTTCAGATCTTCAAATACTGGGCCGAGAACTGGAACTGGCAACAAACCAGGTGTGTCGGTGGTGAGTACGTCACCTGCTGCTGCTTGCAATGCGCTTTGCTTGCTCTTTGCAAACTCGCGTGCTGCAGCGGATACGTTTTCAAACGTTGTTCCGCCAATTGCCATTGCTGCCAAGTATTCGCCTGGTGTTGGCAAATCAAACTTGCGCTTTGGTTGTGCTGGAATTGGTGCAGTAGGGATGGTTGCCTCGACTGCTGGTGCGGTTACTTCTGACATTTCTTGTTTCTCCTCTACTGGGGTTACTTCTTCATTTAACACTACTTCTTCTGGCTCTTGGTGGATACTCGCTGCGACTTTGGTGATGTTGGCCATGTCGCCAAATGCGCCGATCGGAACTAGGGACAATTCCATCCAGTCGGCTGACTCAATGATCATTGTGCCTTCTTCGTCGTACGAGAACTTGGTCGGATTTACTCCAACGGATACTTGATCAATGGTGCCGTCTGCAGCCATAACAAGGGCGTCATTTCCTAGGCTTGTTGCGCTGATTTTTGCTGTGAATAGCATCGCGTCTTCTGTGGACACTCTTTCCAGAACGATGCCGACCGGCATATCTGCCTGGTGATACATAAAAAGACGGGGCGCTTTGCCTTCAACTGGCAATGAGCCTGGACGAAAAATCACGGCTGTGCCATCGCTGACTACAGCTGGGACGTTGTATGGGACTGCGGTTCCGCTAATGGTGCGACGTGGTATGTCGCCAGCTGCTGCATCTAGCGTGAAATCTCCTGCTATGAGTTTAATCATGACGCGATTTCTTCTCCTGTGTTTGGTTCTGGCATATCCATTTGATCTGCCACGTAGTTTTCTTCTAAATATCCTTCTGCATCAAACTCTACATAAGTTCCGTTTGGCAAAACGTTATTCATAGACAGCGTTGCCGAAATCGCTTCTGCGTACAGTTTTACACCAAAAATGTAGAGGTCTGCTCGAGCCTGCTGGGATGACTGGTATGAATATGAGCCAGTAGAAACACCAATCAAATATGGCGGAACGTTGCCGATTCGGCTTCCACATTCGAGCGCTGAATAGTTTGCCGACTCCATCAAAAGCATCTTGTCGGGTGTCATTGACGTGGCTTCATACTTAAGTTCTTGCGACAAAACGGCTGTCTGATTGACAGCGCGCGCCGCGTTAAACGCCGCTGCAAGACTTTCCATTTCGGACTGTGTTAACGCTTCGCCCGATTGAATCTGGAGCACGCCGGCAGGAATTGCTGAACTGGCATTGCGCGCACGGGCTTCTTGTATTTTTAGCGCGGTGTCAATGGCTTGTGGTGATGTGTAAACAATGCCTGTTGTTGGTGACAACACTTGAATCAGATCGGCTGGGTCTAGTTGCACCCCGTTGAAATAGATTTCCTTTGATGGCGCGTACCAGACCGGGCCGATTTGGTCGGTGCTGGTGATGGAGCCCACAGGTAGCCTTTGCATGGTCGCAGGATAATTGTCGGCCGTCCTACTGCTGATGTGGATTATAGATCTGCCATAAAAGTAAAGGTCATCAAATACCCAGGACATGAAATGGGAGTACGTGTTTTGCGGGTCTGGTTGACGCAACCAAGAACGTGGCGCAATGTATTTTTTAATCATGCGTTCTTCGTTTTCGTCCCAAACCATGTTGTACATGCGAAGCGGCATACATGAAATTACTGAGGCCATGAGATCGCGCGCGCGACTTAAGGCTGGGACGGACATTGCCAAACGCCGCGATTCGCCCTCTTGAAAATTGTAATACTGATCAAAGATGTTAGTGATGTTGGCCATTCCGTTGACATAACCGCCAGCCGCAGCTGCCTTGGTTGGCGCTGGGCTTATCGCTGCTTTGGAAGTTTTGCTGAAGATTGCCATGTTCCTACTTTGTCATATAAGTGGCAACCGCGCATGACTTATCCGATTCCGACAAAAGGCAAGGTGCGCGGTCGCCGTGAAGAATGTTAGTGGTTTACCGCTACAAGCATGGGTTTTGAACTTGCAACTGGACGGGCACACATGCCGATACCCCAAACCATCGTGCGCGCTAACTCAATTGGCCCAGGCGATCGCTTAGACGAGAGCACGATTGTGTTGTCGGTGCGAACAGCAACAGCGCGCTGGACATGTTCAGCCAACAGTTTTTCGCCTGTGTGTAGTAGGCGTGCCTCGGCAATCATGTTTTTAGCAAGCGGTGTAAACCGTCCTAGTTCGGCGTAACCAACCACGACCCTGCGGCGCTCGATGTTCGGTGGGCACGTGGCGTCCACGGTAGGCGACAAGGCAAATCTAATTGTGGGGTCTTTGGCAAGTTCCTGCACGTTGTCCCACAGCTCGGTAATTGACTCGGCGATAAATGCCACGGTGACAAGCACTCGACCGTCTGACAGGTTGACGCATCTGGTCGCGCTGTACCTAGAGTCATCCAGCGACGACTCAATGGCTACGACCCCACCGCTAGGCACGTCACCTGTGTATTCCAATGACGGCCAACGGCCTGGCTCAATCCATCCGCGCACGACCGACACCCAAAGGTTTAGGGATGCGCGCAAAAACGATGCCCGATCAGGGTTAGTTGATTCTTGCCTAATTGTGTCCATGTCCAACGTGTAACCAAGTGCAGGATTACCCCACGCCCATGAAGCAGGATGCAAAGGGTCAAGGCTCGGGTCAGGTGACCATTCCGCCATATACATCGTGGACGGCTCGCCCTTGTCAATGGCTCGAATGCCTGCCTCACGCCAGCGCTGGAATAGCACCGATTCTTCTGTGCCAGCTGTAGAGAAGAAGCAAGCAAGCGGGTTTTTTCGTGCGCGCTGTGCCGGCAACAGACCGCCTTCAACGGAGTCGGGGTTAACGTCAAAGAGTTCGTCCACGATCACCAAGTCAATGCTCATACCGTGACCTTGGTTTGGTTTTAATGCTTTGACCCACCACTTGCTGCCGTCTGGCATGGTGGCTTGATAACGGCCGTACGACTTCACAATCTTGGCGCCGTAATATTCCTCAAGGATTGGTGACAGATCATCAAAGAGCAAGCACGCAAGATCAAGTCTGTGCGCGCCAGATACGACAGTCTGTTTACCGCCACGTATCTTTGGCATCTCCACAAGCCAAAACAAGATGAGCGCTTGAATGATTGTGGTCTTACCGTTCTGACGCGCAACAGACACAAGGCTTGAACGATGCACAAACTTGTTATCGGCGTCAACCGCAAGCATTCCTTCAAGAGCGTGCATTTGCCACGGCATCAAAGTGACACCAAGTACTTTCTGAGCCATGTCCCCCACAAGTCCAGCTAGTGACCCGGCATGGTCAGGCACCATCGTTTCTAGTCTTGGCTGGTCATGGCCAGTTACCGCCAGTTCAGGCTGATCTTGGCTGTTGGCGACAAAATGATGGA